CAGGCTGGATGAACGGGAAGAGAACGAGATCACCGAAATCTGTCCCGACTGCCGGGGAAGCGGACGCGTCGTGGTGAGTGCGGTGATAGACGTGGTGATAATCCCCTATATTCCTGAAGACAAAACAAAGGTGTCATGGAAGGGATAAGTCTCGACATCTTCGGCCCTCAACGCCTGGCGGTGCAGCTGGATGAAGCGCGGTGCGTGGAATTCCTCTCCTACTGGGTACGCTATGACCGCCCGATGTCCATCACCTTTCAAGAAGCAAACACCCCCGGACTGGTGGCGGTGACCTTCACCGTGAACCCCAAAGACTACAAGGCCATGGAGTTCATGGAGCGGGCGGTGAGCAAGACGGGAGGACGGGTTTGGAATATCACGAAACAGAAATGAGTCCCAAAATGATAATCCCCGACAGGCGGTTGTGTCTGCCGGGGATTGTTGTATCCGGAACAGCACGGCCACACTACGAAGAAGCCACAAAAAGACCACAAGATAACCACAAAGTAGCGACAATAATTGCGTAAACCATTCTTTTTTCGTTTATTTGTAGCGTGTTTCAAAATGAAGATTCCGATAGCTATTACAATTAAATATAAAAGTGCGAACCTTTTTACTGGAATATGGGTTTAAATATAAATCAATTAAGAATGGAGGCCAATATGTGTGTAATAAAAGAATTGAGTCGTTTCATAAAGAAAGGAACGTCTACATTCCGCGATGCTTCCAAAGGACGCTACCATAAAGAATCAAAGGAAATCCTTGAACTAAAAGAAGAAATGTTCGGGAAAGAAAGCCGTCGTTCGGATGACCGTCAGAATGTATTAAAAGACCGCAAAGCTATCGAAAAAGATGTACGTAAATCATTCGACAAACTAGCTTTAAGAAATGGGTAAGCAAGAAATCAAACAAAAAGAGACTCAGGTCTCTACCGAGCAAGGGGTCGGGAAACAATTGGAACAAACTTATACAGTAGATGATAATTGTCTGCCTTCCCCTCAAGAACTTGAAGCATACAAACAAATAGACCCCCGCATTGTAGATTATTTGATTGACGCTTCAATAAAAGAACAAAGCCACAGGCATAAGATGGATGAGAAGAAGCTCCAAATAATAAGCAAAGCGGACGGAAGAACAGGAAGAATGAACTGGTGGGGTATGTTTTTTGCGTTTTTATGTCTGATTGCGTTTCTCGCCGTTGCTGCTTACGCATTGTATCTGGATAAACCTTGGCTTGCTACTTTCTTAGGAGGAACAGCTATTGTCTCCATCATTTCGATTTTCGTCAATAAAGACAACAGCGAAAACAAGGCATCGAAAAAATAACAATATAACCTATAACAAGAAAATGATAATCCCCGGCAGACGGTTGTGTCTGCCGGGGATTATCATTTTGCTGACCTCCGCAAAAAGGTCTATTCTCCCGGTTCACCCAGAAACTCCACCACCGCCTCATGCTGCAACGGTGTAAGCACCCGCTGCCCTTTATGAAACGACAGTTCCTCCAGCCTGTGCTGCAACGGCACGCACAGCACCACCCATCGGCGCAGCTGCGTCACGGCACTCCGCTTGGTAGAACGCGGAAAATACTCCTGTGCCAGTTCATTCATATAAATTGCTTTCATACTTCTTGTCTCCTTCCTTCGTGTTTGCGGACAGACACACGGGGTCTGCCCTATGGTTCATACTAATAAAAAACTACCCCATAGTAGCCGGTCATCTACTATGGGGTAGTCGGTGAATCACTGCATGGTAGGCTGGCGTTTACCCCATGCTAGTCCTGCGCCTTGGCCGGTGCGTCCTTCCCGGCCGTCTTCTTGGGCACCTTCTTGAAGTTGAGCGTCTTCAGGTTCTGCGCCTCGCGCACCAGCGCGCCGGGGCGGAACTGGATATTCACCTTCTTGATGCTGTCGGCCGAGAACTTCTCTTCCGAGTCTGCGCCTTTGCTGCAAAGCTGGAACTGGAACGAGCCGAACTTCTCCATGCGGACAATCTTGCCCGCCGCGAGGTTCTTCTTCATCTGCTTGATAAGGGCGCGGAGCACGTTGAGCACGTCACCGTCGGTCAGGGTGGTGGCGTAGGATATTTCCTCGGCCATGTCGTCCAGGTCCACCACGCCGCTTGCCTGCATTTTGGCGTAGTATAGCGGCGCGGCTTCGGGTTCTGCGGGCTTCTTCATCGCCGCAATAGAATAGTTGATTTCTGCCATAATTCTGTCGTGTTTTAATGGTTGGTAAATAATAATCAATCGCATGTTGTGTCGCGAACACGGCGCAAATATACTATGGTTGCAGAATATAGAGTTGACGAACAGGTCATTTTATAGAATATCCATCTATAAATATAGGTACATAAAAGTGAAAATCACTATATTTGCATACATAATCAGATATAATCCAAGACGTTCGACAAATTATCGGTTTTCTTTCATTTTAAAGGCAAAAAGATGCGTAAACACAGGAAAATAGTAGGCCGCAGTTATCTGTACAGGGTGGATGACATCATCCGTATCTACGACGAGCACAGCCGTTCGGGGCTGAGCAACCGCGAAATACTGCGCCGTCATATCTGGCCGAAATACCACATCTGCGAAAAGACGTTTTACAACATCATCAATGCCAGTGCGGAGCCGCGCATCATTGAGGGGCTGAAAAGCATCAATACGCAGCTGTCACTGTTCTAGGATTCTATCATTTCGGTCTCGTAGACATGTTCGTACACCTTGACGCCTCCGGGCAGGGAATATCCGCGGGTGCTCTTCCGCTCCATCACCCTGGAGCATCCCTCAAATCTCCACAGGTGGATGTTCCTGTTCAGCTGCCGGGACAGCGACATGCGTTCCGCCGCCTTTCCTTCCTGCCCGCTGCCATAACGGGTGTCATCGTAGCAGTCGAAAGCCAGGCGCACGGTCATCAGGCAGGTGCCGCGCTGGGCGTCTCCGCCAAGGGAGCTCCATTTCACTTCGGGCATGCTTATCAGCACACAGGGAAAGGTGACGGGGTATTGGTCCTCGCCGTTCATCAGCGCCTCCAGCTGTCCGTAGTCCTCGTCTATCAGGATTATCTCGTTGCCCAGCTTCAGGGCTATATGCTTTTGCAGGTCGTTGAATAATTGTTCCATGTCTATTCTTATTTAGGGTTCATAATCTTTTCGATGTCAGCGTCCAGCCGGGTGTTGATTTTCCGCACCAGTTCCGGTCCGGGGATGTCGGGCATGAACTGCCGCCGGGGAATGCGGATGTTGAGTTGCGTCTTCCGGGTCAATGCCAGGCGTTTCCAGTTCTTGGCTTCCTCGCTTTCGTTCAGCTGCCGGTTCTTCCGTGCCTTGCCGCCGCGTTTCATCTTGCGGGTGATGCCGGTCTCCTTGTAGTACATCGCCCAGGCGAATTTCCGCATTTTGGGAGTGACCTTGGGGTGCAGCGTGCCACCACGGTTATGGATGGCGGCGTAGGGCACATCGGTGTAGACGGTTACCCGGCCCTCGCCGGTCTGCTTGTCGATGCTGTGCATCAGGTGGTTCCGTTTGCTGAGTAGGGGGCCGTATTGCGAGGATGCGGATGTTCCGCCCGACTGCTGGCGGCGTGTCTTGACCCATGGACGGAAGCCGTTGTGGGTCAGTCCGCCCCGGGCGAAGTCCTCGCGGATGTGGTTGATGGCGATATCGCCCACCAGCCGGGGAGCAGTGCGTTTCAGGTAATCGCCCAGCCGGGCGACACGTTGCTCCAAGGTTCGGATCAGTTGTTCGGGAGTCATGTTTTTCGTTCAATATAATTGGTTATTAAATAATTAGTCGTATATTTGCAAAACAAGGAGCTGATTTCCTAAAAAGGCTGCGGATTGTAGTTCCGCGGAACCCTTTTTAAGAGGTCGGCTCTTTTATTATTCTCAGAATATTAGAGCTGTCCGATATACTGTAAATTTCACATCTGGAAGGATTCAGCTCACGGACAATAATCCAAGATTTGTCCCCTACAATTTCAATTTCAAACAAATGTGCTTTTACGGACGGGTCGTGCTTGTCATTTCCATACCCCAGATACTTTGCCTTTTTCATCACGTTATTTATATCCAGTAGCAGTTCGTTCTTTTGGGCATAGTGCTCATGCGGCTGGTTCAGCCATTCCTTGATACCACGTCCTGTGATGTGCATTTCCTTGTGAAAGTCCTTGTTGACGAAAGACTCTTCCTTTAAAACGGCCGCCTCCTTTCTCAATTCCTTTGTGCGTGCCTTTATCTTCTCCTTTTCCAGAGCAGAGACCTTCGCCTCCACCTTTATCACCGTCCCCTCCTTCACCTTCTCCGCTATGAATTTCCGCACCGCCTTCTCCGCCCCCGGATAAGCCTTCGCCACATACGGATGCGAGTCACCGAACAGCTTGCCGTCCACGCCCGGGTTATTGTCCAGTCCCGGTGAGGGGCGGTCTTTCGGAGCGTCTCCACCGTCGGGCACTTTTGTCACCGGGGCATCGGTGTTTTTCAGCCAGCACTTGCAGTTCCAGCGGTCGCCGGGGCGGTGGCGGTTCCAGAAAGAATCGTTCACCGGAAGCACCGTCCCCCAGAAGAGGCGGTGGTCCGCTCCGGGATGCGCGCTGGTGCTGGGCATCCATTCCAGATTGGGCAGGATATCCGCGTCCTCCTCAAAGCGCTGCCAGTCCGCCGCCTGATGCATGCGGATGACCGCGGTGTCATACTCCGTGCGGAGCCACGAGTCTGTATGGTGGTCCAGCATAGGCTGCACATCGTTCAACCAACCTTTAAACGGTTTGAGAACACCGTTCGAATCATGAAGCCGGGCGGCGATATCATTCTGCATCCGGTGCACCTTGAAGGCACTGAACGCGGCTGTGTGGTAAGCCACCTGCCGGCGGAAGCCGGTGGATACCACCGCACCGCTCTCTGCCAGTCCGGTGTCCGAGGCTTCGGACAGGATGCGGTACACTTCCTGCCACAGGCCTTCCTCCACCTCGGAGGACACGTCCAGCTGTCCGCCGTAGATGCGCTTCAAGGAGGCAAGCAGTGTATCCTTGTCAAAACGGAAAGACGACGCTACGGACTCGTCGTCTTCGGCTTTCGCCTGCAGGGGGCTGACGGTGTCGCCCATATAATCCAGTTCGTCCAGGTCGGGAAGCCCGTACAGGTCGTTCATTACCAGTCTAAAGCCCCGTCTTCGGGTTGCGGGGCGTGGGCGAAAAAACGGTCTGAGCGGTTTTGGGGATGTGCTTTGACTTGAGTATCCGGGCGGACACATGGGTCCGCCCCT